GGACGGCGCGGTCAGCTACTCCGACGACAAGGACGTTTCGCAGTCCCCGGTGGTCCAGTCGCGTGAGGTGGTCGTCCAGCAGGTCAAGACCTGCCTCATGTCTGGCGCCGGCATCCTCCAAGGGCCGACCGATTGGGCCGGCCGGTACATCCCCATCTGCATCGTCGTGGGTGAGGAAATCTGGTCGGACGGCCGGGCAGTCCGAAAGGGCATGATCCACGACATGCGCGACCCGCAGAGGGTCTACAACTACACGCGCACGGCAGCGGTTGAGGCCGTGGCGCAGCAGCCCAAGGCGCCGTGGATTCTTACGGCGGATCAGGCATCTGGCTATGAGGACCAGTGGCAGAACGCGGGCACGGAGAACCTTGCTGCGCTGATCTACAAGGGCGATCCCCGCGCCAATGGCCCGCCGAAGCGCGCCGAGCCCGCTCTGGCCTCGCAGGGCCTTGATGTGCAGAGCCAACTTGCAATCGGCGACCTTGAGGGCGTGACGGGCATCTACAAGGCCGGGCTGGGCGCTCCCTCCAATGAAACCTCCGGCCGCGCCATCATGGCCCGCCAGCAGGAAGGCGACACCGGGACCTATCACTACATCTTCAACCTCGGCATCGCGATCCAGTATTGCGGCAAGATCCTTGTGGACCTGATCCCGAAGATTTACGACAGCACGCGCATTGTCCGCACGCTGGGCGAAGATGGCTCCGCCAAGATGGTCGAGATCAACAAGCCGGACATGGACGAGAAGGGCATGGAAATTGTCCTGAACGACCTGTCGGCGGGCGAGTACGACGTGACGGTCGTCACCGGCCCCAGCTTCGCCACCAAACGCGCCGAGGCGACCGAGTTCATGACCGAACTGCTGCGGGGCTATCCCCAGCTCACGGACATTGCCGGCGACATCATCATCAAGAACATGGACGTTCCGGGCGCCGACGAGATCGCCGCGCGCATTCGTGAGGCCAAGGGCCTGAATGACGAAGGCAAGCCTATCCAGAAGGAACCGCCTCCGCCTGACCCCAAGGACGCCGCTAGCGCCATCAAGGACGCGGCGATCGCCGACAAGACCCGCGCCGAGACGGTGGGTCTCGATCTCCAGAACGCTCAGATGTACGCCAGCATGCAGGCCATGGCCGCGCAGTTGCCGCAGATCATGCAGCAGTTGCAGGCCCTCACGGCGCAGGCGCAGGGCGGACAGCCTGGCGCGCCGCCCGAGATGGGCGCGCCTCCCATGCCCGAGATGGCCGCGCCCCCGATGGGCGAAGCGCCGCCCGAAGCCATGCCACCGATGGAAGAAATGCCTTCCGACCTTCCTCCGACAGTCGAGATCGGCGGAGCCAGCGCGCCCGCCTAACTACGAGGTGATTCGTGAGCGATATTGACTTGGCGGCCATTGTCGCTGAAGATGCAAAGACTTCGGGCGCTCCTGTTCAGGAAACGCCTGCTCCGGTCGAAACTACGGCGGAAGCGACCACCGCCCCGGTCGAAGAGACCGCGGAAGAGCAGCCATCAGAGGCAGCGGGCGACGAGCCCCAGCCGAAGAAACCGGGCGGCGGCTTCCAGAAGCGGATTTCAGAACTTACCCGCGAAAAGCACGAGGCGAAGCGCGAAGCAGAGCAGTTGCGCGAACTCCTGTCCAAGGCCCTTGGAGGCCAACCGCAGAAGGTCGAACAGCCCGCCGAGCAGAGCGACGAACCCCGTTCCGAGCAGTTCAGCAAGTACGAAGATTTCGTAGCGGCACGGGCCGAATGGAAGGCCGACCAGCGGGTGAAAGCCGCGCTGGAGGGGTTCCAGAAGCAGGTCGGAGCCGTTGACCAGGAGAAGGCACGCATCGAGCGCGCCCGGAACTTTGCCGAAGAGGCGAAGCGTCAGGGCAAGGGCATCGAGGGATTCGATGACGCACTGGAATTGGTGCGCTCCGACGACTTCCCGATGACGCCTGCAATCGGTGAGTACCTTCTCGACGCCGACCACAAGGCGGCGCTGGTCAAGTATCTTGCGGACAACGAGGACGAGGCGTTCAGGATTTCCCGTCTCTCGCCACTCGCGGCCGTCAAAGAACTGGCCAAGGTGGAAGCGCGACTGAGCGCCAAGCCGAAGCCAAAAACTTCATCGGCCCCGCCGCCGCCGGCAACAGTGTCCGGAGGCGCGGCAGCACCGCAGTCGATCGAGCGCATGGACTACAACGGCATCAAGGAATTGGTGCGTAGTTGGGACCAGCGGCGCTAGACGGTGGCGAAGGCGAGAGTCCGAAGGGGCCTAACCCAAGGGTTAGGTCATGGCAAATACGATCATCACGCCGAGCATCATCGCGAAGGTGGGCTTGGCGCAGCTTGAGAACAACCTCGTGATGGGCAAGAAGGTCTATCGCGATTACAGCCGCGAGTTCGTGAAGGTCGGAGACACGATCAGTGTCCGTCGCCCGGTCAAGTTCTCCGCGCAGGATGGCGCCGTCGCCATCAACCAGGACGTGACCGAGGGCAAGTTCTCCCTCGCCATGGACAAGCGCAAGCACGTCTCGTGGTCCTTCTCGACGCAGGATCTCACCCTGTCGATCGAGGAGTACAACGAGCGGTACATCAAGCCGGCCGCCATCGCTCTCGCAAACCAGATCGATTACGACCTGTGCGGCCTGTACAACAAGGTCTGGAACTGGGTCGGCACGCCGATCTCGCCGGTCGATTCGTTTTCGGACTTCGCCAAGGCGCCGCGTCGCCTCGACGAGGGGGCCGTGCCGCAGGATGGCCGCAGCGCCGTACTGTCGCCGGCCGATGCCTGGGGCCTGCTTGGCTCGCAGACCGCCCTGTACATGCAGGACGTGGCCCGCGGCGCCTATCGCAATGGCGACATCGGCATGATTGCCGGCGTTTCCACGGCGATGGACCAGAACATACGCGTTCACACCAACGGTGCGGCGGCGGGCGGCGGTCTCGTCAACGGCGCCAACCAGAACGTGACCTATGCGGCCAGCAAGGACACGAACACGCAGTCGCTCATCACCGACGACTGGACCAGCTCGACGACCTTCAAGGCCGGCGACGTGTTCACCATCGACAACGTGTACGCGGTCAACCCGGTCTCGAAGCAGAGCACCGGCGTCCTGCAGCAGTTTGTGATCCAGGCGGACATCACCGCCACGGGCACGGCCTGCACGCTGTCGATCGCTCCGGCGATCATCATCAGCGGCCCGTACCAGACGGTCGATTCGGCTCCGGCCGACAACGCCGCGATCACAATGGTTGGCACGGGCTCGGCGCAGTACGCGCAGAACCTCGTGTTCCACAAGAACGCCTTCGCTCTGGTGATGGCAGACCTGGAGATGCCGGACGGCGCCGTGTTCAAGGCTCGCGAGAGCCAGAACGGGTACTCGATGCGCGTCATCAAGTACTACGACGGCGAAATGGACGAGGAGAAGATCCGTCTCGACGTTCTGTACGGCGTCAAGGCGATTTACCCCGACCTCGCCACCCGCCTCTCGGGCACGACCTGAACCTGAAGCCATAGGAGAACATCATCATGGCATCCAAGCAGTTGTCCGACGCCCGCACTGACGGCGTCCTCCTCGGCCAGAGCACGACCGATCTAGTCGGCTTCTACGGTACGACTCCGATTGTTCAGCGCTCCGGCGCGGATCAGGCGGCAATCACCGTGGGCACGAACACCACGGCGGCCAATACCCTGCTGATCGAGATTCGCGCGGCGCTCGTCGCCGTGGGTCTCATCAAGGGCGCGGCCTAGATGGATACCCGCGTGGCGCCGGCACGGAGTGTGCGTATCGCCGTGCCGGCCTACGCGGGGCTTTCTCACGACACGAAGCAGTCGATCATCGAGGGGGCAAAAGCCCTCGTGCAAGCGGGCATCGAGATCGAGGACGCCGATGGCGTCATGGGTTGCTGCTACGTGGATTACGCCCGCAACCAACTGGCCGCGCGCTTCCTTCGGGGGCGTGCGACCGATCTTGTTTTCATCGACGCCGACGTTGGATTCGAGCCGGATGCCCTGCTGAGGCTGTGTCAGGCGACGCGCCCGCTGGTGGCCGGCATCTACCCCAAGAAGATCGACCCGCCTGAATGGCCGGTTGCCCTAGATGCGCCGGAAGTCTGGGCGGACCGCGACGGGCTGGTGGAGTGTTCCATGCTCCCTACGGGCTTCATGCGGATCAATCGGTCGGTTTTCGAGGCGATGGACGTTCCCCGGTACATGGTGCCCGACGAGGGCGAGGCCGGGGCCTATTTCCAGTGCGTCGTGCGCGACGGCCAGTACATCGGCGAGGACGTGGAGTTCTGCCACCGCTGGCGGGCGCTGGGCGGCAAAGCCTACGCCTTCGTTGATATGGACCTCCGCCACGTCGGGGCCACCAAAACATTCCGAGGCAACTGGAGCCACTGGCTCCGCGAACAAATGAAGGAGGCCGCATGAGCGGGTCCGTTACCGTCACCATGACCGAAGCCGGCGTGAACGCCTATGAGCGCATCCACCGCACGCGCCAGTCGCCCGAGGCCATCGTGGCGGCGGTCTACAACGCCATGGACGCGGTCCGCAGGCGCGAGTCGATCAAGGCGCCCAGCGCGGCCACGGCCTACCAGCACAATGCGTGGCCTTCGTTCCGCTACGGGCCGAATGGCGAGCGCGCGGTATTCCAGCGCCCCGAGGACGTGCCGGAGGGTTGGCAGGACTCGCCCAACTTCGTGGCGGCGGCCAAGGAGATCGGCGCAGAGACCGTGGCGGATCTCCCGCGCGGGCGCCGGGCCCGTGGCTAACGTCCAGAACTTCGACATCGTGGCGGGGGAAACCCGCACGCTGACGATGTACGCCCGCGATTCCGACAACGCGGTGCAAAGCCTTTCCGGGCTCACCGTGCAATGGCGGGTCGGTGAAGCCCCGTGGGACCCGACCAGCGACCGGCCGGTGCTGACCAAGACCACCAGCATCGTATCGGCCTCGGCGGGCTCGTTCACCGTCTCGCTGACCTACGACGACACCTACGACATCAAGGGCGATTTCCTGCACCAGGCCGTCACGTCCTCCGGGGTCGTGGTCGTGTCCGGCCGTCTGCATGTGCGCCCCGGCATCCGGAGTGGAAGCTGATGGCATCCAGAACAGCACGCGATGTGATCTCCTACGCCTTCTGGGATCTGGGCGTCGTGGCGGATCAGGAAACCCTCAACGACACGCAGGGCAACTCCGGGCTTCGCAAGCTCAACGACCTGTTGGCGGGTTTTGAGTCCGAGGGCATCCGCTACGCCCACACGGACCTCGCGAGCCTCGATACCGTGGTGAACGTGCCGGACGGGCAGCTTCGCAATGTCGGCCTGATGCTGCAGCGCGAGCTTGCCAATCAGTACGGCGTGCCCCTCAGCGACGACGACCGCGACGCCATCCACAAGGCGAAGATGGCACTGCAGGCGTTCTACTACGTGCCCATCACGTCGGCGCCGGAACTGTCCCTGCGGCCCCGGCAGTTCGGCCGGTACAACTTCTCGCAAGGCTGATGCGCGGCCCGATCGCCATAGGCTTTGCCCAGCAGCGCTCCAAGCCGGTCAATGCCGCGCGGGTGGTGAACCTGTACGCCGAGGCCGCGCCCGAAGGCTCGCGCACCAAGGTCGTCCTGTACGGGACCCCCGGCCAGAAGGAATGGCGCACCATCG